TTTGATGCGTCTCCTCGACTGCATGTGCTGGAAGAAGTGCTTGAAGAAACAGAACGCAAGGTAATAATTTTTGCATTGTTTCGTTCAAGCATTGACACCATTGTCACGCACCTCACCAAGCAGGGCTACGCCGTCGGACAAATTCATGGCGACGTGACAGCAACAAAACGTGGGCAGATCATTGGTGACTTTCAGACCACTGACAAGATACGCGTACTGGTGATGCAACCGCAAGCAACAGCTCACGGGATTACCCTAACTGCCGCAGATACTGTTGTGTTTTTTGGGCCTCTGATGAGCGTGGAGATGTACACGCAGTGCATTGCACGCGCAGATAGAAAAGGTCAGAACTCTGACAAAGTTACTGTAGTACACATTGAGTCAAGCCCTATTGAGAAAAAACTATTCAAGGCAATGGCGGGTAAAGTTGACGACCATAAATTGCTGGTAGATATGTTTGACAGTGAAGTTAAAAATATTTAAAGAAAGGAGTTGCATTTGGATTTGTTCCGTGTATGATGTTAAACGTTAGACAAAAAAACAGGAGAAGCAAATGACTACAACAGTCGATGATGACGCTCCCCCACAAGCGGAGAGCAATGAGTTAGTCAACGTCCCAATGGACAAGTTGGCAAAGGTGTATCGTAAGATGGCGGCTCGAATTCAAGAGCTGACTCAAGCGTACGAAAACGAAGTTGAGGAAATCAAGCGGCAACAAGATACCGTGAAGATTGCACTCAAAGATCAGATGCTTGCACTGGGCATGTCCTCTGTGCGCACTGACCAAGGCACTGTAGTGTTGTCAACAAAGACACGCTACAACACACAAGACTGGGATTCATTCAAGACATTCGTGCTTCAACACGAAGCCGTTGATTTGTTGGAGAAGCGTATTGCGCAGACCAACATGGCGACATTTCTTGAAGACAACCCCGGCCTCGTACCACCCGGATTGAACTCATTAACTGAGTACGCAATCTCTGTTCGCAAACCAACCAAGTAATCAGGAGAAATATCACATGACTAATGTGACGCTTTTTAACAAAGCAAACGTACCCGCGTTTGCAAAGAATCGTGAGGGCATGTCCTCAGTTGCCAAAGCTTTGGCTGGCGGCAGTGTGGATACAAGTAAACGTATCTCAATCAAAGGCGGCGTGTTCCGTCTGTACAGCGGCGGTAAAGAAATCGCTTCAATCGAAGAACGCTATCTGGACGTTGTGTTCGTTGCCGCTGCGCCAGACATTGGCCGCGTGTTCTACGCCAAGTCCTACGATGGTGAGGTGTCTGCGCCTGACTGCTGGTCGGCTGATGGTAAGACACCCTCTATTGATGCTGGCAACAGACAGCACTCCAACTGCAAAGACTGCCCACAGAATATTGCAGGGTCTGGTCAGAACAACAGCCGCGCATGCCGCTTCCAGCAACGTGTTGCCGTAGTGTTAGCCAACGATATGGATGGCGACATTCTTCAGTTGACCCTGCCAGCTAAGTCCATCTTTGGTGATGGTGAAGGCGACAACCGTCCGTTGAAGGCGTACGTCAAGTGGTTGATGGCGCAACAAGACCCTATTGACCCCAGCTTGGTCGTGACGCGTCTGAAGTTTGATACCAAGTCGGAAAGCCCGAAGCTGTTCTTCAAAGAGATGCGCTGGTTGAACGATGACGAGTATGAGACAGTCTCCGCAAAAGCCGCTTCTCCCGAAGCCCAGCGTGCCGTTTCTATGACTATGCCGAAACCCGCTACGGTGGCGGCTCCTCTGGCTATTGCTGGCAAACGTCCTGCCGTGGCTGAAGTGGCTGAGGAAGAAGAACCGCCAGCACCAGCACCCAAGGCAAAGAAAGCCAAGGCCGCGCCTGCTGTGGAGGAAGAAAGCGAAGAGCCTACTGTGCGTAAGGAAGAGAAGAAGCCGAATGCCGTGCCTGCCAAGAAATCAAACTTGGCGGCAATGGTTGACGATTGGGAAGAAGACTAAAGGGGAGGGGGCTTCGGCCCCTTACAACATGGCTTACTCACAACAAACAATCAACATGGTCATGAAAGCGCCGAAGACGTTGGGTAACCAACTCGGGCGCTGGGCTGTTCACCACAACTTTTCTGTCGTAAGAATCTCTCAAGCACTTGGCGTTTCACGTCAATCTGTTTACAACTGGTTCGGCGGCGGCGAAGTTTTTGTAGCTTACCGGCCATCGGCAAGCTCACTTCTCAAAATCCTACAAACATCAAGCACAGCCGACGAGGCTTGGAGAAAAACATGCAAGGCATTCAACCTAAGCAACTGAGTAACAACGAACTTCTACGCTACATCTACATCACGGGCTTCGACAAAGTTCCACCGGACTGGGTTGAGACGCTTGTAGAACGCTTGGCTGGTTTTATTGATGCCAGAGAATCAATCTATCAAGACGGATTTGAAGAAGGCTTTCAACAAGGCGTAGAACACGCGAACGACGACTTCAAATAACCCAAAGGATAGACATGACTCCGCTTGAGTTCCTAGCGGTGGTTTTGCCGTCTCCGGGTTTAGGCTCGTACTGCGCGGTAGAACTCACAAAAAGAAAACAACATGTGTTCACGGACACAATCGAGGAACTGCACCCCCACATAGACAACTGGAACAACGATAACTGCGACATCTTCTACGCGGTCTCATGCTTCAATGGAAAGAAGCGCGAAGCTGACAAAGCTACGCACGTAAAGTCTTTCTTTGTTGACTTGGACGGGTACGCATCAAAGAAAGATGCGGTACTGGCGTTGGATGCGTTCATGGCAAAGGTCGGGCTTGATACGCTTGGCAAGCCGTGGATTGTTGGTTCAGGTGGGGGACTGCACTGCTATTGGCCGATGTCCCGCGACATGACGATTGCTGAATGGCGACCTGTTGCACAGAACATAAAACTTCTATGCAAACAAGAAGGCATGGTCATCGACATGTCGGTCACCGCAGATGCAGCTAGGCTGATGCGGGTGCCGGGCACCAAGAACCACAAGAAGAAGTATGTGCAACCTCTTCCTGTAAAGCTGTTGATGGAAGGCGACGTGTTTGACTTCGATGCGTTTGCTGAAGTCATCAATTCCAACCTTAAGGAGAAGGCACCACCGCAAGCTGACCCCATCATGTTGCCGGGGGCGCGGCCAAAGAACGTGAAGACAACTGCACAGATCAAAATGATGCAGAACAGCCGCACAGTCTTTGCCGAGTTCCAACCTCACTGCGCCCAGATTGCTGACTACGTTGCCACAGCCCAAGAGGACGGCAAAGAACCTGTCTGGAGGGCGTTGCTGTCATGGGCTAAGGTCTGTGATGATGGTGTGGAACACGCGATTAAGTTGAGCGACCTGCATCCGTACCCACACGAGCGCATGCACCAGAAGTTGGCGGAGATCAAAGGGCCTTACTCTTGCGTTGCAATGGATTCACTGAACCCCGGGATATGCACAAGTTGTCCACACTGGGGGAAGATTACAAATCCGCTGATCCTTGGCAGGGAGATTAAGGTTGACAACACAGAGAAAGTCGTACCACTGAATACTGTCAGCGAAGATTTCGTAGAAGAAGAATTCTTTGCGCTTGAGGATGCAGGAGACAGCGACGAACCAGAACACATTGATGCAGTCAAACGCCCACCCCCACCACGTGGGTACAGCTACGGCGAGAACGGCGGTGTGTACTTTGTAAGGATTGATGAAGACGAGGACGGCAAGAAATCCAAGAAGACTACTCAGCTCGTTCCGTACGACTTGTTTGTGGTTGACTTGCTTAAGATGGAGGAAGAACATCTGGTTCACATGGCCGCTGTGCGTCCCGAAGGCGTGATGACACTTAACTTCCCACAGAAATCAATCGTGAGCAAGGACGAGACGCTCAAGTGGCTGGCAAGCCAGAACATCGTGTCCACATTTGCTGGCTTCGACAAACAGCTTTATGAGTATGTACGCGCTTGTGTAGGTGAGGCATCACAGTCCAAGAAGCCCATCGTTGTCCCGTATCAATGTGGCTGGCAGGTAGACGACAGCTTCGTCTACAACAACCGCGTGTTCACCAAAGACGGCAGAGAGACACGCATCCCCATGCCCGGTCTGGAGAACATTAACCGCAACACCAACAGCGATGGTGACTTGCAGACATGGAAGAAGCTGTGGCAGACCATATTCGTGAACAAGCCCAACATGGAGACGGCGCTGGCTGTGTGTCTAGACTCGTTTGGTGCGCCTCTGATGCGGTTCACCGAGTACGAAGGCTTTGTGTGGCACATTGGTTCCCGCGAGTCGGGCACTGGTAAGTCGCTGGTGCTGAGCGCCAAGGCTGGTGTGTGGGGTCACCCCCTGAGGTACAGGACAGGCAAAGGCACATCCCCAGTAGCCATGCAACAACGCGCTGGCTTGCTCAACAGTATGCCTTTGCTGGTTGACGAGATCACCAACACCCAACGTGCCAACATGGAATGGGCACCGGTGTTTATCTTTGACTTTGCAGAAGCGCAGGGCAAGGAGCGTATGGATGCGGGAGCCAACAAGGAACGTATCAACAACACGTCTTGGAAAACCACCTGCACCATGACCTCCAACGAAAGCCTGACCGACTACATGGCTGGCGCAAGGAAGTTCAGTTCAAACGGCGAGCTTTTGCGTATGCTTGAGTGGAACCCAAACATCAAGCTGGTCTGGACTCCTAAAGAGCGTGAAGTATTGCTGGACATAAAGCGTCACTACGGCGTGGCGGGTGAGGCTTGGGTTAGATGGTTGACCAAAAATCGAGAGGTGGCGAAGGAGGTTGTAGCCAAGACGCACGCACACTTGAAAAAGGTCATGAACTTCGATGATGACGAACGCTACTGGCACGCTGGTTGCACGGTCATTGTTGCTGCGGCTGTACTTCTTCGCAAGGACTACGCCGGTATCATTGATGTAGAAGTGCAGAAAGTTATTGATGCTCTTAAACTAGTTGTTGAGAAAGCCCGTGGCATTATCCGTGGCAGTGTGCGCACCGCTGAGGATGTATTAAACGCCTACACCGGAGACAACTACGGAAGCTTCATCATCATTAAGAAAGCTGAGGGTCGCCTAATGGCCGCATGGGGGGATGGCGAGTCTGTTGACAAGTCGCTCACCAGATCAAAAGTACTTGGGCGTGTTGAGCACGGAACGCTTGCAGACGGATTCAGAGAGTACTACATTGAGGAACAACTTCTCAGGAAGCACTGCGTCAGCATGAGCTTTAGCTACGATGACTTCAAGAAGCAGATGGAGAAAATGTTTCGCGTCAAGTACTCCAAGAAAGATATGCTGGGCAAGACAAACGGCCCGTCCATGCGCGTCAACGCTATGCACATAACTTTTGAGGAAGAGCAGTTCAATGGAAATAATCTATCCGTGGGCGACACTTAAACCGGGGGAGGGGTTTTTTGTTCCCGGGTTGGATATTGTGAAGATAAAGGAACTGGGGTTACGCGCCTCAGTTCCTTTTAAGTACCGCACTCAAGCGTTTGTTGGCATCAGAAAGGGGTTGATAGGTGTATGGTTTTATCGGAAACCTGTCTCACAGTCTCCGCCACGGCGATCTTTATCTTCCTGATACTGTCGAGTTGCGCACGTTTTTCTGCTGGCGACATGTTTGATGCACCGATAGCACGTTCAGCTTGAGTCAACTTGTTCATGTTGGCTTTAAACTTATTGGCCATATCGGCTTGCATGTACTCGTTGCCGCGACGTTGCAGTAAATCCATTGCGCCAGACATGTTGCCTTCTTTCACCATCTGGTCAAACGTGTGCTTAACCTTGAGGTTTTCGTTCATGCGCTCGTACACGTTATTGATGATGCCGCCAGCGTCATTGGGTTGGAACGCGCCACCAACAATAGGATAGTCTGACAGCCGCTTAACCGCTTGTTCAGGGGTTTCATTTGCTGGTATGCCCACACTGAGTGCGTGCATGAACGCTGTACCCATAGTGCCGGTGTAGCCACTAATGAGCTGCTCAAACACAATGGGGGAGATGCCCAGTGCTTTACCAACGCTCTTGGCCAGCTCTGATGTGTTGGCGCGGAACTGTTCTTCTGGCAGTAGCTGCTTCTCACGCGCAGACAAGATGTCCCTACCCGTGTAGAACGACTTGCCAAGCCCTGCTTCAATAGCGGGTTTCATTATCTGCGGTATGCCGTATGACGAACCGCCGGGTATTGTTTGAAGCAAGATTTGTTTGAACGCTTGCACAGCTTCTTCGCCGCCATGTTCATTGACCATGCTGTTGTACAACGCCTCAGGCAACGCTTTAAAAATGTAGCCAACTTCAAACGGAACTGGTACGCGTACAGGCTCATCCAAACCCGGAATGCGCACAAACCAGTTGCCGTATTTTTGGTCAGGTGTAGCGTTCTTGTACGCGTCGTCGTCCTGCATCAAGGCGGCATAGGCGAGGCTGGCCACGGCCATCATGGCACCACGCTGCAACATCTTTTCACGGATACGCAGTTGATCGTTAAAAGGCATTTTGCCCATTGACGCTTTGTACAACACGTTCAGACCTTGAATCTGTGCGTTGAAGAACGGTATCAGTGCATTGGCTACATGTATTGATGGGGACGCGCCTCGCTTGTTGAAGTTCATTGACTCCAACGCCAACAGTGTTGCCTCCATCTCAGACAAACCTTGGTTAATGTAGCTGTTGTACTGCGCACGGCGTGTCGTGGCATCTGCCTCCATGCCCATAGCTTCAAGCTTGCCAAGCGCAGACATCCAGCCCGGCTTACCCTCAGACACATCCCGCAAAATCTTGGTGAGGTCGGCGGCACCGCCAGTAAACTGTTGCCCACCGGTAATACCACGGCGCTCAAGCGTCTGCTTGGTTGAAGAGTTCAGTTCTTTCAGCGCACCAATGACCGGCATGAAGTCGGCACCCGAGATGATAGGTGCGGCCACAGAGTCACGGAACAACTGCTTCGCCATGTACAACGGGCTGATAGTAATTGCTTTACGCAACAACAAAGACGGCATCGCCATGACGCGCAGCATTGCTGGCATCTGTGTAGGGATACCCTCCATACCTTTGACCAGTATGTCGGCGGGCACGCCAGTATCAAACTCTTTGTTGCCGATCTTGACCTTCTCGGTAGCCAGCACTGCGTAACGATCTTCCCCGTCAACACGGAACTTGACCACGTTGGGGCCAGAAGATATTTTTACAAACTTAGCGGCGTTCAGATCAACAAGTTCATGCACAGCATTCTTGGTTGCCAAATTGCGCATGCCCATATCCATCAACAAGTTGGTGTTTTGCACAGAGCTTGTCAAAAAGTCAAGGATAGGGTTCTCACCGCCAACTAACTCATGTAGGTATGGTTGCTCCGCAATGCTGCCTATGCGGATAGGAGACTCACTACCAATCACAAGCTCGGCCACGCCGTTGCGTTCACGATAGAACGGAATGTAATCATTCTCGCTGAGCAGACGCTTTGCAACATCTTTAGATAGAGCGCCAGTGCTGACAACAAAGTTCACCAAGTTGCGGTTGTACGCGTTGTACTCATCTCGCGCACGTTTGAACACATCTTCTAAGCCGGGTGTTGCCTTGATGGCGGCCATAGTATCGTTCAGCAGTTCCTGTGTCACGCCTTCACCAAAGTTCAGTGAACTCAGACCTTTGTTACCTGCACGGATAGATGCCATATACATGGTGAATTGCCTGTTGACTGCTTCAGCGTTGCCAACCATTGGCTGTGCGTCTTTCAGAATCTGCACCACGTTGTGGATGTTAGCGCTCTCTTTGCTCTCCAGTACGCGCTCAACGCGTCCGTCGGGACGGGTCTTCTCAGTGATTGCCGGTGCACCGTTAGAGATTGCCTGTGACACAAAGTTCATGCGCTGGTCATACATGCGCAAGTAGTACAACATCTGCGTGCCTTTGAGTGGCTCCATGTATTTGGCCAGACGCTCGAAGCCTGCAAACCTATCTACAAGCTGTGTCTCAAAAGCCAGACCTGTGGCGTTGGCTTTAATCTTTTCAGACCAACTTTTTTGTTTAGCCACAATCTTGTCAACAAATTCACTGTGTTTTGCAATCTCTGGGTTGGTGTATTCCGCTGAACGCGAGAACAGCATCTCACCCTTTTGCATTGGCCGTGTTTGATTGATTGGGTTGATGTCAGTGGCAATGATTTGCGCACCTTCATCTTTGTCGCCAAAATCAACGTAATTGTATGTACCGGGCGCTGCTGTGTATAAGGAAGCGTGTCTTGATACAGCATCAAAAAACTTTACACCCGCAACGCCTTCGGCATGCAACATTTCAGACGTAAACATAGGGCACAACTCACTTGGCATACCGCTTTGTTCAAGCACAGCACTTAAAGCGTTATACAAATCACTCCCGCTTTGCCGATCTGGCCGTACATGGCCTATTGAACGGTTAAATACTGCTTGCTGTTTGTTGTCTAACAAATCATAGATACGTTTGAACGCATCTTTAACAACTTCTGTTTGTTTGTCTGCATGTTGATCCCAAAGAATGTATTCGTTTTCAGGCCGCGTGTGTAGTGTACGCATCATGTAACCCGCTGGCTCAGGCACAGGCGGCCCAGATGGCGGGTTGTATTGGAAGTCGTTTACGTCAAGCGCGTCAATAGTGTCTAGAACTTCTTTTGCCGTGTTGTATGCGTCTTTTGACGCAGGGTTTTCAAAACCTTCAAAGTCTTTTAAATCCTTTTTAGCCTCAACTTTTGTTGCAGCAATAGCTTCTTTCCAAGTTGGCGGAGTGCCGTTGTTTTCTCTAATAGTATTTTCAAAAACATTTACTGTGTATGCGGCAGCTCTGTTTGTGTTCCACAATTCATGAAACTGTTTGCCCTTGTAAACCGCATTTACAAAAGGAACCTTTAAATGTTCATCCGCAGTTTCTGCAAACTTTTTAAGTTCTTGAATTTTTTTATCTACTTCTGCAACGGATAATCCACGCATCCACTCCACACGCCAACTTGTAGGTTTGGCAATAGGCGTTTTTAACTTAGTGTTCACAACAATAGGTCTGGCAACAGTTCGTGCGGGTGTTGCAGTTACAGGCCCGTACCCATAGTTTTTAACTGGTAATGCAGATGCGGGTAAAGCTGCTAAAGCATGTTTTGGCCTTTCTTCTTCAATGTTTTCTATTTCGCCTTGAACAGCTTCTTTAAAAATTTTATATGGGTTTTCACCGGTTTGCGCGTTATTAACTTCGCGCAAAGGCATGTTTAAAAACTGTTCTGGGATACCCGCTGGCAGTTTGCCTATAAATTCAGGTTCTTGACTTTTAAACCATGCTTGTATGTCTGGTCGTTCAACCCATTGGTCATAAAGGCCGCCTATTTTTGTAACTGCTTCTACACGGTAATTGTCGGCAGTTCCATATCTTTGCCCGCGATATGTTCCCCAACCAAAAGCTTGCGCCCCTGAACCAGTGTTCATATATGTATGGTCAAACATGTCAAAAGTAACGCCTGTACCGTGCCAAGTTCCTTTGAGTTCAATGTGCGCCGCGCCGTAAGCAAAGTTAACCAAGTCTCCAGCAGTCAAGTTCTTAGAGGTAATGCCAAACTTTTCAAGCGCTTTTTTAAATCCGTCCACCAACATCTTCAACCAGTTCTTGACTGCGTTGCCACCTTTAACGCCGACAGGCTCAACACCCATCTGCATGGCTTCCTCAACAGCGTATGCCAACAACTCATCGTCAATCTGGTGTGGGGGAGTGTTAGCAGCCTCAACCCTGCGCACGGCGGCTTTACCAACACGCGCCTCCATTGAGTCTTCAGTTTTGTTTGCCCAGTTCTTGACTGTTTTGACCAACGCGTTGTACTGGCCTTCGTTAAAGAAGTTGCGGAACCCCATGTGCACGCCAACTTCGTGGAGCAGCACGCCAAGTCCGTGGCCTTTACCGATGTTGTTGGCAAACAGTACCGCTTTGCCGTTTTGTACAAAGCCTTTGGCATCTGCTGGAATCTTGTTGCGCAAATCGTTTCGAGTGACTTCTTTAAACTTGCTTAGGTATTCGTCAAGATTTTCATACACTGCTAACTTCTCGGAAACCATTGCCTCAATCTTGCGCCCAGTAACTGGCTCGCCCATACCGGCGGTGAGTTCTGCTTCAAGCTCAGCTTTGGTCAATCCTTTAACTGGTGTACCACGAGAAAATTCAAAGTCGTCAAACAATCCCATATTGGGATCAACCATTTTGCCTTGCTTACGCTTGCTTGGTTCTTTCAACTGCGGGGCTTTAGTGCCAAGAATCTTTTTGGCCAACTCATTGGCATCGCGTATATCAGCGCGATCCATCTCATCCATTTCTGCTGGAGTAAACGCTTTCGCTACGCCTGACCCAGTACGGAATGGTTTAGCCGCCGCCAACGCAGTGGTGCTTGGCACAGTGGCTGCCTTGGGTGCTTTGGCTGGTTTGCCTGTAAGGAACACTTCTTTTTGCGCTTCCAACGAAGCCAGCTTCTGCATAGCGCCTAGCTTGAGCGTAGCCTGTACACGTTTGACGTTGGTTGTCTTGGGGTCAGCCATGATGTCGGCCAACGCATTCATATCTTCCGGCCCCATAAAGCTTTGAACTTCACCACGTGCGTCAAAGATTTCGTCATCAAATATCTGAATCTGTTTGTCTTTGACTCGTTGAAGTACTGCGGCCTCATCAACTTCTTTTGCCGCCTGCATACCGTTGTCGCGCAAATCATCAAGACGCTTCTGTTCTGGCGTGTTGATGTCTGCAACCTTGCGGCCTTTTTCAAACACTGCGCCGGGCAAGTCTTTGACGCTGATGCCGTCCTTTTTGAACGCAGCAGTAACCTTGGGCCACCATACCTGCACATTTTTCTGAAACTCATCCGCACGTTTCTTGGCTTCATCCACAGCAGCTTGCTGTGCTTTTACTTGTGACTCTACGCGTTGTGCAGAGAATGGGTACTTGAGTTTGCCTAGTTCGCCTGCTCTGCCAGTTTCAACCGCAGTCAAAGGTTCTTTGCGCATGTCTGCCAACTGGCGCTCAAGTAGTTCTAGATACTCACGTTCTGTCTTGAGGTCTTTGTCCAGCATGGCTTCGGTGACAACAACGTCGTTTTCAATTTCACCAAAGCGGGCTTCTTGCAAGTCGGCCAGTTCTGTTTCAGCGGTCTCAATGTTTTCAACAAGCCCTTGAACTTTTTGCAAGTTGTTAATTAAGTTCGGCGCTTGGCCAGTACCCTCAGTCATTTCTTTCTTGGCTGCTTCAATCTGTGACTCAACAGTAGCCAGACGAGTCTTGGCTGCTTTTAAAGAACGCCGTGCGCGTTCAATTTCAGGATCAAGCAACTCACCCAACGTATCAGACAAACGCTGTCGGGCTTTGCCCATCGCAATGGCCATAGCCTTTTGATACGCATTACGCTGGTTCTGAAGTGAAACTTCTGAGTCAAGCATTGCGCGTTGGCCGTCAGTCAACAAAACAGAATTACGCAAACTATCTTTGATGAGCTTTAACTTCTCCAGTAGTGGTTCAACAGTTTTACGAGCTGCTTCTGATTGTTTACGCACAGCCGCATTGTTGTCTTGCATCAGTTCAACTAAACGGTTATTTGTGCTTTCAAGACGTTGTCCCAATGAAAGTGCTTGCAAAGCTTGCTTAACGTTCTTTTCGTACTCAGGAATCTTGTTTGTGTTGAAGTCTTGGATTAACTTGTTTACTTTTTGTTTTTCTTCCTCAGTAAACACAGACATGTTTTTTTCTTGCTGTTCAGCGGTCTTACCAATGCCTTGCCTTGATACTTGCAAGTAACGATCCATCAACGCCTTATCTTCTTTGGTAACGCCTGCTTCTGGATATGACGCAAACATTTTTGCAATGTCTGCATTTGAATACTTACCAATATTGAAGTCTCCCGGCTTAAGCAGGAAAAACTGCATTTGATTTTTAAGGGCTTCAAGCTGTTCTTCTATTGCTTCAATTTGCGCAAAACCTTGCTTGTCTCTGGTAGCGCGTGCTTTCTGGTTGGCTTCTGTCTTTGCCTTGAGTTTGCGTGCCTGATCCAACGCCTCCCATACAGGCTTAATCTCTGGAGACTTGGCAAAGTTTGCCGGTGTGGCACGGATGTAGCCAATGTCTTTGCGTGTTTCAGGAAACAACTGGCCTTGACCTTTTGCGCCTTCACCAGCAATCTCACCTTCCTGAGCTGTGCTTTCATACAGCTTTATAGCATCTTGAAGCTCACGCAATGAGCTACCCTCGGGTGCCAGCGCGGCTTCGTAGCTGACAGTTTTACGCCCCGGAATGTACGCGTTTCTCTCTGCCTTTGCCTCCACCACTTTCTTGTTGTACACCTGCGTGCCAAGGTCTTCGCCGCGCAGTATGCGTGCGGCTTGATTCTGGGCTGCGTCCAACAGTGTCTTGCTAGCTTTGCCGTCGTCAATGATTTCTTTGACGCGTTCCAGTGCTTCTCGAATACCTTGAGTGCGGATCGGGCCGTCTTCAGTTTCTGTGACCGCGCCTTCTGGGATGTTCCGTGTCAGCGCCTTGTCAATCATGTTGCCCACGTATTCACGCAGGCGGCGCATCTCTCCACCCGCCGTTTTGGTCGTTTCGCCCCGGGCTTCAGCAACCTTCTGAGCTTCCGTGCTGGCAAACTGCTGTTTTAGCAGCGGTGTTTCACGTGAAACTTGTGATGGCATCTGCGACAAACCATCAACCACCTTGGCAATCTGCGCTTTGAAGTGTTTGACTTCCTTGTCACTCAGGCGTGCAATGTCGTTCAAAGGCGTGTT